CAAGGAAGAAGTACCAACAAAGAATGGATTGGTAAACGTAACAGCCTTTGCTCCTGCTCCGCTTGCAATAACATTACCTTGTTCTGTTCTTCTCTGTAAAGATGCTGTATAACCTAACTGAGAAACCTTTATATCCTGTGCAGTATCTTTACTCGTAAGTTTTGCTCTGAATTGAAATCCTCTGCCTTTATAAGTTCCATTTGCGAAAGTCTGAAAATCAGTATAAGTAGGAGATCCAGATGGATTGTCCTGTGTAACTCTTACTAACATTTCAGCATTGACTTCTGTAGCTGTAGCTCCGTCAAAATCAGTCATATCATCAATTAAACCTCTTGAATCAAATAAATCTGATGGATAGAAACCTTCTGTCAGGAAGTGACGTTTAAGGTCAAGACTAAACACACCACCTAAATCTAAAGTATCTCCACCAGCCGTTCCTCCAAAATCATAAGTACCCTCTGGCACAATTCCACCAAAATCATCTAAAGAAGCTACAGCATCAAAATCTGTAATCGCATCAAACGTACCGCCACCAACTAGGTTTAGTGTATTTGTAGTCGCATCAAAAGCAACATTGGTTTTTGTTCCTTGAAATTTAGGACTATCTAAATCTTCTCTTCTGGTCTGAGTGACAAGTGGAGCTTGATTATCAGGTAATTCAAGAATTACACTTGTTTCTCCTGCACAGAATCTACCACCATCATCTTGAAATTTTAAAATATATTCTCCTTCAAGATATGGAACTTCTGCTGTTGTTGTATTACCAGCTAACGCTTGGATTAAATCAGTACTATTTGTAAATGTACCATTACCATTGGTCAGAGGAGAATGTCTGACATACACCCTACCTCCATGTGTAACATCTAAATCTGTAGATAAATTCCAACGTAATCTTACTAATTTTTCATTTATTGGTTCGGCTGATAGTCCAGTTACATTTGATGGTAATGCAGTTTTACCAACAGCATTGAAAGTTAGATCAGCAGAAGTCGCACTTGTCTGTAATGCAGCGTTATAACTGAATACTTGAAACTCATACGTTCCAATATCAGTATTAAATATCTCAAAGTCAGGGGAAGAAACTGTTGTAGAAACAAAGTTACCATTATTGAATCTATAATTGACCTGATACTGCGTAACACCGACAATAGGTTGCCAGCTAACAATAAGTTTAGATACTGCCTGATTATTTATTTCAACTATTTTCTCTTCAGCCTGTAAAGCAGAAGGAGGATCTTTAGGCAAATTCAGTACTGATACTGTTCTTGTTGGTAAGGTTGCACCATCTTCGATAAATGCGTACTTTTCATTTACATAAGATAAAGCTGTAATCGCATAATTTATTCCATCAGATTCTTCTACTGTTATTACTCTAAACTTCTGAGCTTGAACTGTATCATCTTGCAACAACCAAACTGTATTAGCATTTGGAGTTTGAGAAAAAGCAGAAGATACTGTTATGACTGCACCTGAGACACTTGATACTGACTTGCTTTCAACAGTTCCATCAGGTAGTATTACACTCAATGTTGGATTATTTGTAGTTGGTAAATCAGTTGCAGCAGAGTCATCTACAGTTATTTGAGTTGTTGTAGCAGAACTTACTCTTCCACCTCTTCTAACACCAGAACGAACAGGATCAGCTATTTCAATAACAGCACCAGGTCTGACAACAACACCAGAATCTATAGAAGTTGCAAATGCAACTACCTCACTTTCATTTTGTTCAGCAAATAAAATAGCTTTTGCTAATCTTCTAGCCTGACCTCGGCTAGTACACGCAAATCCTTTTACTTGCTTAATAATTACTCCAAACTTAGCTATCGAAGCAGTATCTTCATAAACTTCATAATCAATCTCACGACTGTCCATATTAAAATAGGAAACAGAAATTACAGTATTTCTTGTTTTTAATCCACTTCCTGAGTAACTAAATCCCTCTTCAGTTACATTGGCTAAATTAAATAAATAGCTTGCATCTTTTGGACTATCTTGTGCAAGTTGAATACTACCAGCAGACCATATCGGCATACACCTCATTACACCTGCTAATTCATTTATTAAATTAAATGCTTCACTAGATGATTGAATGTTTACATTGCAACTGAATCTAGCTTCCTGTCCTCCAAATCCATCTGATACCAACGTATTTGCAAACTTACTTGCAGTAACAAAAGAGAAAAGATCAAGAGAACTTTCTGTTATGTGATTGCCAAATCCATAACGTGTGTCCAAAAGTAAGTCCAGTAACACCATGCTTGGACATGAGGTCCATTGGGCTGCTCCGAGTACCCCGTTAAAAACGTAGCCGTCAGGGTAAATAATTCGACCAGTATTAGCATCAACAGTTGGAGTGCCCGATCCATTAGCTCCTGCACCAGGAATCCTTACTTTTATTCCTCTAATACGATACTTTCTTGTTGGTATTGATTGGAACTGCATAGAATCCAATCTGAGAGAGGCATAAGCACTATTGGCGTAAGTATTGGAATCGTCAATTATTTCTGCAAAACTTGTCCATTGAAATGCGTCTTGTAGACTTGAATCTGAACTATCGGCTGTAACTCTGGTAACTCTTATGTCAACAGGAAAAGCACCTGTAAAGTTAATTCTGTAATCTCTTTGATAAGCATCAGCAGTTCTTCCTGTAATCGTGTCAGAGATAATATCGGTAAAACCACCAGAATTATATTGAACAGCAATTTTTAAAGAAACAGATGATCCAAGTAAATCTCCTTTATCTGTCGCTTTTTGTATTTGAGGAAAAGTTATTGTAATGTTTGCAGCATCAACATTTGAATTTGTTATCTGTCTAGTAACTGGAGAAGATTGAGTTACAGTTACTCCTACTGCTGTGATAGAAGAACTACTTTCAATACCTTCAACTTTTGTTTGATCTGACGTTCCAAAACGAGGATTGAATGTTACGTCTTGAAAATTAAAATCAGTTGTAGTTGGAGAAGCAGAAGTAGCTGTCGCTTTTAAGACAGGAGTATCATTCAAAAATACATCTTTCAATGCAGCATTATTATATGCAGTTGTTCCTTTTGTAAGTCCTTCTTTTGAAGCAGAGGCAAAACCTTCTATCTCTCCTTCAGAAATAAGATCAAGGAAAGTGGCAAACTGCCTACTATGTAAAGTATCAGGAGTTCTTGTCGGTTGAGGAGGGGGTGGAGGACTACCACCACCAGAACCAATAATATTTTTTGGTGCGTCTGTCATGCCTGTACCTGCTGAGTATCAACAGCACCACTTATAACAACTGATCCTGTAATTATTTCTCCATAAACTATTGGAACAGGAGTACCTGCTCTTGATGTATTTTGTGTGCCAGAAAAACTAAATGATAATTGTGGATCTTGTTCTGATTTAAATTCTTTTGGTTTTGGTAAAGGAAATAACATCTCACTTACTCCTTGTAAAACTAAAGCACCACCTAAAGCAATCGTAGCTTTTACAATTCCAGTTGCAGAAGCGAAACCTGGTGC